AGGCTATGACCTATGCAGAGCTGGAGGCTGCGATTGATGCAGATAAGAAGATCCAGGTGGTAGATGTGAAAGCTGGGGGCTATGTCTCAAAGGAAAAACTGGATGCCAAGATCACAGAGCTGGACGGTGTAAGACAGCAGCTCACAGATGCCAATGCAGAAATCAAATCCTACAAAGAGATGGATATTGATGGCATCAAAAAGTCTGCAAAAGACTGGGAAGACAAGTACAACCATGATACCCAGGAGCTTAATGACAAGCTGGCGAAACAGGAAAGAGATCACCAGATGGACAGATATCTGGATACTGTCGGACTGAAGCCAGGGGCTATGTACCGTGACTATGTCAGAAGAGCTTTCGAGGCGAAAGAACTGAAGCTTGAAAACGGAAAGTTTATCGGTGCGGATGACGTGATGAAAGAACTGAAGGAGAGTCCGGATTACAAAGAAGCATTCGTTGTGGATACACCGGATGACGAACCGGATACACCGGATGTTCCGGATGTACCAGGAAATCCACCGGCACCGAATATGCCGTACTTCTCAACAGGAACCAATTCACAGACACAGGAACCGAAGGGCAACATGTTTAACTTCGGATTTTCTGGAGTAAGAAAAAGAGATTAACAGGAGGTAACTTAACATGGCGAAAGCAATCAATTACGCAACAGAATATCAGAGAGCACTGGAGCAGGCGTTTCCGTATGCGTTATACTTCGGAGCGCTCTATAATACTCCGAACAATGGAAGATTCAGATGGCTTAACGGAAAGACCATCGAGATTCCAAGCATTTCCGTAACAGGTCGTGTGGACTCTACAAGAGATACCATTGCCACGGCCGCAAGAAACTATGACAACAGCTGGACTCCACTGACATTGGAGAATGAAAGAAAGTGGTCTACACTGGTCCATCCGAGAGATGTACAGCAGACAAACCAGGTAACAACGATCTCGAATATCACCAGAGTGTTCAATGAAGAGCAGAAGTTCCCGGAGATGGATGCATATACCGTTTCCAAGATTTATGCAGACTGGACAGCATCTGGAGAGAAGGCTAATACAGAACCTCTTACAGAAGAGAATATTCTGACTGTCTATGACAAGATGCTGGAAGAGATGTCGGAAGGTAGAGTTCCGAAGATGGGACTGATCCTGTATGTGAATCCGGCAACGAATACTCTGATTAAGAACGCCCAGGGAATCTACAGAACACTGGACGTTGGTAAGCAGAATAAGCTGTCCAGAGCTATCAAGTCCCTGGATGAAGTTCAGATCGAGGAAGTTCCATCTGAACTGATGAAGACTCTGTACGATTTCACACAGGGCTGGAAAGTAGCTGCTTCAGCTAAACAGATCAATATGATGCTGATTAACCCTCTTGCAGTAATCACACCGGTTTCTTATGAGTTCTCTAAGCTGGACGAGCCGTCTGCTCTTTCAGAAGGTAAGTATGTTTACTACGAAGAGTCCCATGAGGATGTATTTGTTCTGGCAAACAAGAAGAAAGCTATCCAGATGTCAGTAGAGGCGTAAGAGGATCAGATATGCCCTGCCGGGTTCTTCCTGGTGGGGCGATGAAAGGAGAATAGATATGAGTTATATCGTCAAGAAGAAAAACCGTGTACTCAGAATCCCGGAAGAGAAAGCTGAAGAGTATGCGAAGATGGGCTATGAAGTGACTGACGAAGACGGAGAAGTAGTTATGAAGGCGGTAGTTACTTCTGTTGCTGAAGCCCAGGAAACGGTCAATAAGCTCCAGAAAGAGAATGAGGATCTGAAAGCAGATCTGACAAGAGCGTCTGAAACAGTAGTCAATCACGAAGAGAAAATCTCTGAGCTGGAAGCTAAGCTGACGGAGGCTACTCTGTATGCGGAGAATGCCGATAAAAAGATTGCAGATCTCCAGAAAGAGAACGAAGAGCTGAAAGCAGCAATCCAGGCACAGGCTACAATGGGATCAGCTGCACCGGCTTCCGAAGATTCCGGAAAGAAAAAGACAACCAAGACTTCAAAGCAGTCAGAGTAGGAGGTAGCCTATGTATTTAGCAACGAAAGGTGGGAGTTCCTGCCGGATTCCCAAAAGAAAGGCAGGATACTACAAAAGCATGGGCTACTCCCTGGAGAACCTGGATGAAGAAGTCGGAGCGAGCACAAGTCCTGCAAAAGAAAAGAAGACCGGTAAAAAAGAATCAGCTTCGCAAGAGGACGTAAATCCGGCAAATAACTGATTTATCTTTCGATAGCTTACCATTTTACCAGAAGGGAGTGTTTGGATGAACCAGGAGGCTATAACGAGTCCATATGTGGACTTTACGTACTACAAGGAAGAGTATGGCGGTGTTCACATCAAAACTGAGAAAGATTTCAGACGAGCCGAGAAGTTTGCTGAAGCTTTTGTGAATCAGATCACATTTGGACGGATACCGAAACTGCCAATGCTCACGGATTCGATTAGAGATGCAATCTGTAGTGCTGCTGATTCCATTGCGATACAGAGAGAGAAGAACGAAGCTGTTGTAAAGTCAGAATCTAACGATGGATATTCTGTCAGCTATGCAGATGCCGGAAGTTATTCGGCTGTACGCAGTGAGATGTACAGAACGGTTAGGACATACCTGGCAAACACCGGACTGCTGTATAGAGGGTGGGTGAAAGAGTATGACGACAAACAGTGATGTGACGATCTTCAATCTCAGAATCGGAGCTGATCGGAGAGAAAAGTTCTATGCAACAAGAATCTTGGGAGTTTCCTGGTACGGAAGCAAAGGACAGGTAGTGTCGGATACAGTCCGGAAGGGCACAGCACAGTGCGTGATCCGGATTCCATACACAGCAATCGTAGAAGGTGGAAAGCAATATATAAGTGAAGAAGAGTATAAGAAGCTGTCGGATGAAGATGCAGAAAGGTACTGGACTATCCAGAAGAACGCTTATATTGTGCGTGGACAGCTTGAAGTTGCTGACCAATGGGTATTCGACACGTTCAGTTTTCAGCACGGAGTTATCTTGAAGGAAGCAATAGAAGACCTTGCAAAGCTGAGACAGCATGATGAAGATTTTGTGACGATCACAGAATATGCAGACAACACGCTCAGAGGAACTGACCGGACAAAGCACTGGAGGGTAGGAGGAGCATAATGTCACTGAAGATGATTACAACACCAAGAGGCTCAATCGTTACTACCAAGAATGGAAAAGCAGAGCTGACATGGAACTCAGACTTTGCGGCAAGAAGAAATGCTCAATTTACCAAGAAGCAAATGTTCATAGACTCAGAGGTACTGAGACGATGTAGTCCGAGAGTCCCGATCAAAACAGGTATGCTGGAGAAATCTGGTAAGCTGGGAACGAGCATCGGCAGTGGCGAAGTGAATTATATAGCCAAGTATGCTGCTGTACAGTATTATGCAACGTCTGACACCAGACCGTATGATGCGAACCGTGGAGCGCATTGGTTTGAGAGAATGAAAGTGGCTGAAAAAGAAGATATTTTGCGTGGAGCGGATAAAATCTAGGAGGTCGCATGGCAACGAAAAGTATTATACAGGGCGTATCAGATTATTTTCTGAACTGCCCGTTACTGAAAGATGGTGTATTCCGGGTAGATGCCCTGGGAACAGAGCCGGTGGAATATACCATAGAAACGGGGATATCTGACCCGATTATTGAAAGATATGTGGACGGCAGTTCTGAGCGGCAGTTTCAGTTTCAGTTCGGATCCAGAGAATTTTACAGCATGGATCGGCTTCAGAATATTGACAACAGCACATTTTATGAAGAGCTTGCCGAGTGGGTGGAAGAGCAGAGCCTTATCGGTAACCTTCCGGAGCTTCCAGAAGGAATGAGTGCTGAGGAGATAGAAGTACTTTCGCCGGGACATATCTATGATGGAGCTATGAAGAATGCAAGGTATCAGATTTCCTTGCGATTATTGTATTTTAAGGAGGCATGAAACAATGGCAGAGAATACCAACAGCAAAAGAGATGTGGTGCAGAGACACCAGTTTGCGGACTTTCTGAATATTGGAACGTCTGAGAAAGCAAAGTGGGTGCTGATGGGAGTTGGATTCACAACTCTGGATGAAACATTCGGTGCAGAGAGTGAATCTGAGAAGTATGTAAGCGAAGCATCTTCGTCTTCATCTGTCGTGTCTTACACATCGGTATTTCCGTTTGAAGCACGACTTATCAAGGACCAGGATGCAGTCAACGCACTGTACCATGTAGGAAGAAACCATTTGACAGGAAGCGATGCAGAGTTTGAATACTGCCGTGTAGAACTCTGGGATCAGAAGATGAGTGCTTCTGCACCAGTTGAAAACACATTTGCAGCCAGAAAGTTCCTGGTATCCGCAGAGCTGAGCGGAGTATCCGGAGAAAAGAAACAGAGCATGAGTGGAAACCTCAATGCAATAGGAGATCCGGTTGACGGATATTTCAACACAAAGACACAGACATTTGAAGAAGCTACGGCTTAGAATTTGGAGGTAAAGTAATATGAGCATGTTAAAGATTTGTGGACAGGAATTAGAATTAGATCTGTTCGATGCAGACACGATGGAAGTATACGAGAAGTCTCTTGACAAGGTAGTGGAAAGATCAAAGGAAGCTAAGAAACATACGGAGTTGTCAAATGCAGAAGGCATTCGGGAAACGTGCGGAATCGTGAAAGACTTCTTCGATGAAATATTTGGAGAAGGAACATCCGAAAAGCTGTTCAAGGGCAAGGATAATCTGTTGGTTTGCATGGATGCATTTGGAATTGTTTCTTCTGAGGCTAACAAGATGAAAGGCCAGGCTACTGCACTTACTAACAAGTACAATATGAACCGGGCCCAGAGAAGACAGGACGATAAGAAAAATAAGCATGGTAAGAACAGAGCAACAGTGACACAGATCGGCAATGCGGATGGTCGTGATAATTCATGAACCACGACTGCAACATGCTTATAGACTATCTTCCGGAAACAGTAGAAATTGAAGGTGTGGAGTATGAGATAGAATCAAATTTCCGCACCTTTATTTTGTTTGAGATGCTGATGCAGGATTCGGAGCTTTCGGATTCGGAAAAAGCAATGCAAGGACTGAAACTGGCTTATCCAGTTATTCCGGATAATCTGGAAGCGGCGGTAGATGAACTGCTGTGGTTCTACGCCTGTGGCAAGAGGTGGAGAGAGAAGAGAACTGGTTCAGTAGAAGGAGCTTCAGAAGTTCAGAGGATCTATTCTTTTGAGCATGACGATGACTATATCTATTCAGCATTTCTGACCCAATATCACATTGACCTGCAGGATATTAAGTATCTGCATTGGTGGAAGTTCAAGGCCTTGCTGAGAACACTATCCTCTGACTTGGAGTTCTGTAAAATTATGGAATACCGGAGTGTGGATATCAATGCGAATATGACAAAAGAGCAGAGAGATTTCTACCGCAGGAAGAAAGAGCTGTATGCTCTTCCGTTACCTGCTGACGAGGAAGAAAAAGTAGATGCAATAGCAGAAGCCCTTATGAATGGTGGGGACCTTACGGGACTGCTGTAGGAGGTGACTGGCTATTGAAGATGTAAAGAAGAAAATGATACGGGTAGAGTGCCCGTTGTGTAAATATAAAATGCCGTTGTTTTTTGAAGAGACAGCGGAGTGTTCGGGTGTGATGGTATCCTGCAAAGGAAGAAACTGCCATGCTCGTTTTGAATTAAAGATTAAAGACGGAAAACAGATCAAGTAGTGCCATTACGAGCCGATGATTGAGCCGAAGAATTGAGGTGAGAGCATGGGCTATGATGGTACGCTGAAGTTTGATACCAGCATAGATAGTTCCGGATTTCAAGCCGGACTGAGTAAATTATCTGGACTTGCAAGTAGCGCAATCAAAGCTACTACAGCAGTCATCGGAGGTGCTGCATCAGCAGTTGCTGGTATTGGTGCGGCTGCAATCAAGGTCGGTTCTGACTTTGAAGCTGGAATGAGTAAGGTTCAATCCATTTCTGGGGCTTCTGCTACAGAAATTCAGCAACTAGCAGAAAAAGCAAAAGAGATGGGAGCCAAGACGAAGTTCTCAGCTACCGAAAGTGCTGAAGCGTTCCAGTATATGGCAATGGCTGGCTGGAAGACCGGAGATATGCTGAACAGTATCGAAGGTATCATGAACCTGGCTGCGGCATCTGGAGAAGACCTGGCATCTACCAGTGATATTGCCACCGATGCTATGACCGCCTTTGGATTGGCGGCTGACGGAACAACAACGATCATCAAGGACGGATACACGAAAGAGGTGTCCAACGCCACACACTTTGCAGACGTACTTGCAAAGGCAGCATCCAATTCCAACACGAACGTAGGAATGATGGGTGAGACGTTTAAGTATGTGGCACCTGTGGCTGGGGCTTTGGGATTCAGTGTTGAAGACTGTGCTACAGCAATCGGCTTGATGGCAAACTCCGGTATCAAAGCAAGCCAGGCTGGTACGTCTCTGAGGTCTATCTTTAGCCGAATGGCTAAGCCGACCGATGAAGTAAAGGCAGCTATGGATCAGCTTGGAGTATCTCTGACGAACAGTGATGGCTCCATGAAGTCTCTGAAAGAGGTTATGAAAGACCTTCGTTCCGGATTTGCTGGACTGACAGAGGCGCAGAAAGCACAGATGGCATCAGCTCTTGGTGGACAAGAAGCCATGAGTGGATTGCTTGCCATTGTAAATGCATCAGATGAAGATTACCAGAAGCTGGAGGATTCTATCTACGATGCGGACGGTGCAGCTAAAGAAATGGCTGACACCATGAACGATAACCTGCAGGGAGCTATCACGCTCTGTAAGAGTGCATTAGAGTCCGTAGGTATCGCCCTGTATGAAGAAGTACAGGAACCAATGAAAGAGACGGTCAAAGTCATAACTAGCATGGTTGAGGATATGAACGAAGCCATGGCTGAAAAGGGATTTGACGGTCTGATTGAAGCGTTCGGAAATTCTATCGCTGAGTTGGCAAAGATGGCTGTAGATGCCGCACCGACACTGATCGGAGTAGCGGAAGATCTGGTAGGCACATTTATAAATGCCATCATGGAGCATCAGGAAGAATTTGCCGAAGCAGGAGCAACTTTAGTTGCTGAACTTGTAAAAGCAATCATGAATGTAGCCGGTGACATGTGGTCTGCCGGCATTTATTTGTTTACGGAATTTCTACAGGCTCTGAGTGACCACTCTGAGGAAATCGGTCAGTCATTTGGAGAAATGCTTGGCAAAATTGGCGAGGCGGCGCAGGAAAATACACCGCTTATCATCCAGGCTGCAAAAGATTTCGTAGCTGGATTTTGCGAGGGTCTGAGTGCAGAGTTTCCTGGCGTGTCTTCGCTGATCGAGGGATTTCTTAACGGATTCATAGATTCGGCAAGTACCATTATCCAGGGAATTGTTGATGTGATTTCCGGACTGTTCAGCGTGATTGACGGGGCAGATCCGAATACACTGGAAGCTGTTGGCTATGCAATCGGAGTGATTGCTGGCTCTATCGCAGCTTTAAACGTTGCTCAAAGTATTATTCAGCCTTTAAGCACACTATTCTCCATACTGAAGACATTAAAGGGTGGAATTAGCGGAATTTCCGGAGTCATCGGAAAAGTCGTAGAAGGATTCGCACTCTGGAGTGGTGGAGCCGGTTCACTCATGGAAGTCCTGGAGCTGGAGTTCCCTAAGATTGCTGGTATCTTCAGTTCTATTGGTGGAGCGGTACAGAAAGTAATCGGATTCTTTGCAGAGTTCGGTTCTACCATAGCCGGAATTGGTTCTATTATTGCCGGAGCGATTCTCGCAGTTACCAATTTCGTAGATATGTTTGTGAACGGCTTCAGTGCCGTAAAAGAAGCTCTTATGGTGGTCGGCATTGCGCTGGCGGCTGTCGGAGCGGTTATTCTGGGTGCGCCTGCATTGGTGGCTGCTGCGATTGCCGGAATTGTAGCTGCGGTTGCAACGGCGGTTGTGGTCATCAAGGAACACTGGGATCAGATCGTAGAATTTTTCCAGAGCATACCGGATAAGCTGAGCGAACTTGGTTCGGCTATCGCTGAGTGGGGCTCTGGTGTCCTGGATAACACAGGGGAATTTATTGACTCTGTGATTGAGTGGTTCTCCGAATTGCCAGGAAAAATCATAGATGCGATTAGCTCACTGGCAGAGAGTTTTGCTGAGTGGGGAGCTTCAATGCTGGAAACGGCATCGGAAGTTGTAACACAGATTATTGATTCAATCGTACAGTTTTTCTCCGAATTGCCTTATAAAATCGGGTATGCGATTGGATTTGTGATCGGTACGCTGATTGAATGGGGAGCAAATGTGATCAACTGGATCGCAACGAATGTTCCTCAGATGATTGACAATATCACCACGTTTTTCTCTGAATTGCCAGGAAAAATATGGGATTGGCTGGTAAATACCTACAACAAATTTGTCGAGTGGGGAAGCCAGATGCTCCAGAAAGCCGGAGAGGTGGCAAGCAACTGCATAGACAGTATTGTTACATTCTTCTCTGAGCTACCTGGCAAAATTTGGAACTGGCTGACGGACGCATTCAATAGATTTGTGACCTGGGGATCTAATACCCTACAGAAAGCAAGAGAAGTTGGAGCTAATACGATAGACACAATCGTTAATTTCTTCTCGCAGTTACCAGGAAAAATCTGGACGTGGTTGAGTAACACCATCCAGAAAGTGATCCAGTGGGGATCCGATATGGTGGCAAAGGGAAGACAGGCAGCATCTGATTTGCGCAGTGCTGTTATAAATGGCGTTGCAAATCTGCCTTCTCAGATGGCTAGTGTTGGCTACAACATTGTAATGGGTGTATGGAACGGAATTTGTAATGCCGCCGGTTGGTTCAGAAGACAGGTGTCATCGTTCTTCTCTGGAATTGTTGATGGTGCGAAGAGCGCACTGGGTATTCATTCTCCGTCAAAAGTATTTGCTGATGAAATCGGTAAGTGGATTCCACCTGGTATCGGAGTAGGTATTGAAGCTGAAATGCCAGATCTGTATAAGCAGATGGACGATGAAATGTCAGCTCTTGGAAAACGGATGCAGACTGCTGTTAATGTGGAAACCGGAAAGATTGCGGTGGATAAAAAAGTCAGCACAGCATACAAAGTGGAAAAAGAAAAACAGGAAGTCTTTGAGAGCGGAGACACAACGGTAGAGATTAGCGGAGAGACACATGTGCATGTAGACCTGGATAGCCGGGAAATTGGAGAAGCTACGACACCGATTGTGGATGAAAACATGGCAAGAATTGATACACACAAGAAGAGAGGAGGCTAATCATGTCGGGAGTGGGAATCACGTTTGATGAAACACATTCGTTCCGGGACTGGGGTTTAAAGCTCAAGAAGATAGAAATCGGAATACCGAAAGCAAAAACTGAATATGTGAGCGTACCGGGCATGAATGGCGATCTCGACCTTACGGAAGCTCAGAACGGCGGTATCAAGTATGAAATGCGTGAATTGAAATTCACATTCGGAGTAAGGAACTGCAGTTATGAAAAATGGAGCGGTCTGATTAGCCAGATCGCTTCTGATATCCAGGGAGTAGAAAAGAGGATTATCCTGGATACGGATAAGGGATTCTATTATGTCGGAAGATGTGAGGTTGATACCAGCAAGTCAAATGATGTTACAGCTGAGATAGCGGTCACATGCACATGCGAGCCATATAAGATAAGTGTTGCATCGTCAGACGAACCGTGGAAGTGGGATACATTCAACTTCCTCAATGGAGTGATCCGGAATACGTCAGACATCACGATCAATGCTTCATCCAGCTGGCAGAAAGTCACTTTGGACGGCTGGGTTCACAATGAAACGCTCAGAATTGTATCGAATGCAGAAATGAAAGTGAGATACCGTAACTCGACATACTCAATATCTGTTGGTGAAAATATCATGTACGACCTAATTCTGTATAAGGGGTCGAATGACCTATATTTCCAGGGGAAGGGCAAAGTTACGTTGATTCACAGAGGAGGGATGCTGTAGATGTATACGATTAAAGCCTATGTGGACGGCATGGAATACACGCTGCATGATTCCAGGGTAAAGGCACTGACGGTTGGAGGGAAGCCATACTTTGAAGTTGGTGATAACATCAACGGTTCTGCATCTTTCAGTGTATACCCGAATCATCCGTATTACGACAAGGTTAAGAAGTTGACAACGGATATTATTTTTTACCGGGATGATGAGCCGGAGTTTTACGGAAGAGTGCTTTATGACGATGAAAACTTTTCCGGAACAAAGAAAGTGTTCGTAGAGGGAGAGCTTGCCTTTTTATGTGACAGCATCCAGAGACCGAAGGTATACCACAACATCTCAGTGAAAGCATACGTGCAGGATCTGATAGATATTCACAATTCACAGGTAGAGGAAAGAAAACAGTTTACTGTCGGACGGGTTACCGTTAAGGATTCCAATGATTCGCTGTACCGATATTCCAATTACGAAGACACCAGGACAGCTTTTAAAGAGAAACTGATAAGCAGACTTGGAGGACATCTGGTTATCCGGCATGTAGATGGTCTAAGAGTCTTGGACTACTTAGCAGACGAAGATTATTACACAAAGAATACTCAGGGCATCCGTTTTGGAAAGAATCTGTTGGACTTCTCGAAGAACATGGATGCATCTGATTTGGTCACATGCGTAATTCCGCTGGGAGCGAAGCTGGACGAAGAAGACCAGGATCCGTCATTGGAAGCCATCTCAGATCAGCGAATAACAATCGCAAGCATCAATGGAGGCGTTGACTATGTAACAGATGATAATGCTGTAAGAGAATATGGAAAGATTTATAAGACAGTTACGTGGGATGATGTATCTCTTCCGGAAAATCTGTTGAAGAAAGGCGAAGAATATCTGAAGTCTGCTCAGTTTGAGAAGATGATTTTGGAATTGAAAGCAGTAGATCTGAATCTGAAAGATGATTCCTTCCAAAGATTTGAGGTAGGAAACAAGATTCAATGTACGTCAACGCCGAACGGTCTGGATAAAGAGTTTCCTCTGACGAAAAAGAAGACCTATATTACCAGCTTCAAAGATAATACGGTAACGCTTGGAGATGAAACAAGCTCTGTTTCCTACACATCGTCAAACCGCCAGAATACGGCTGAAATGGAAGAGACGATAAAATCCTTGCCGAGTAAGTCAGAAATCTTGCAGGAGGCTCTCAGAAGCGCACAAGACCTCATAAACAAACAGGTAGCCAGTGGATACGCAATACACACACCGAATGAGTTTGTTGTTGCTGATGATACAGAGTATAAGGAGAAAGCTAAGAACCTGTGGAGATGGGGGCTTGGTGGTCTGGCACATTACAGCCAGGGTTATGACGGACCAATAGACGGAGTAGCGCTTACCATGGACGGGAAGATCAATGGTGAAATGCTTCTGGTAAATTCCGTCAAGACAGAATCGCTGGATGCCGGATACCGGACATCGGTAGAAACGAAGATAACAGAGAGTGAGACAGCGGCGAAGAATCATGCTGATAAAAAAGTCAGAGTAGCCAGAGAGGAGATTGAGAATTCCATTTCCAACCTGGAGAATAAGATTTCGCTATCTGTACGAAGTGTAAAGGAAACGGTTGCCCGGAAGAACTATATAGTTGGTGGTGAGCAAGAGACACTTGATAAAAGCAAGTTCACTGCATCCGGCATAACTGGTAGTTGCACGATTGAGCAAGCGGAGTTCCTAAATATGAATGCGATCAAGCTGACGTTCTCTGCAAATGGTTCTGTAACATTGTCGCAGAGCCTGGGAAGCTTGGAAACTGGCAATTATAAGATTGCTGTTGAGGCTGCATATCCGGAAGGCTCAAAGTACCGCCCGTCTTATGTACGGTACGGATTCTCGGAGAACCAGTCTACAGAATATTTCAGTGGATATAGTGCGGATGAATTTCACACCTACAGTAAGCAAGTGAAGATTACCAAAGCGGCGAAGTCTGTAGCAATCACGGTTTACGGATATACCGGTTCAGTGGTGTATCTCACGAACATCCGATGTCTGAGAGACATGCAGGAACTACTGGATGATCTGAATGCCAGGATAGATGTAGAAGTTGGCAAAGTGTCGGCTTCGGTGTCAGATCTCTATGAAAATTCGCTGCATAACTATTGTAGCAACGGAAAGTTCTCAAATAACGATGATAAGTTTACTGGCTGGAAAAGAAGCGATACAACGCAGATAACACAGACGACTTTTGACAGTAAGAGTTGCGCAAAGATAGAAAATACCGCTTTGACATATAATATTTCGTGGTATCAAAAACCATGGGAGAAGCGAGGAGATATCACAGTTAGATTCAAAGCTGCGTGCGATACTGAAGATTCAGCTACTGCCAGAATACGGCTAAGCATAGATGGAAAGTCATTTTATACCAAAGCAGGTGAGTTGAGTGACGAGTGGACGCAATTTGAGTTCACTTCATATGCAACGCCATCGTATTTCAACACGTATTTTTACAATTATGTAGCAAATACCACGGTGTATATTACGGACGTGGAAATCCTGGGATATATGTCTGCATACTCAGAATCGCAGTTGACGATTTTGAAAGATTCTATTGAGTCAGAGGTGAAGAGGGCAACATCACAAGAAGGGACATTATCTTCTTCCATCAAGCAAAATGCTGAGAGTATCACTTCAAAAGTGAGCAAGGGTGAAATGGGCTCTTACATCACGCAGTATTACAACAACGTGATTATAGCTTTCAATAAAAACTCAAAATACGTGCAGATCAATCCAGGAGAGATCGCTATTTACAATTACGGAGTAGAGAGCTCTAAGAAACGTGCTGTATTCGATGAAACGGGTAATCACTTTTACAGAGATGGATATTATGTCGGAGCGATTGGCACAAACCAGTGGTCAGGGAACAATGCTCATAAGGGATTAGTGTTTGATTTGGAACCGCAAGGAAAGTATATGGCATTTGCTCAAAAAGCAAGTTCCTCAGCAACTTCCTACACTACTATGTTGTGTTTTAGCCGAGCAAACAGTATTTACGATGAATACGGAGTGAATCTGGGGTGCAATTTGATTGGAAACTGGTATACGTTAAAAAATTTCAAAATTGGAAGCATATCGGCAGGAGGATATACGGCTTTTAGCGGAGCGATACCGATTGTGTGCGAGATAACAAACAATGGTAATAGTTGGACGTATTCTCATTTGAGAGTATACAACGGAATTATTGTCGGTTACTGGAATTAGGAGGTGAGAGCATGGAACTTATATTTCCGAAAGGCGAAGAACCTAAAAAAACAGCAAAAAACAGTGTAGCTATAGGAACTATCAAAAGAGAGCAGGAGGTAGAAGATGGAAGAGAGAAAGAAACCAACCAGACCGTTTAGCGTGATTTATGCAGATGCAAAACAAGCTCTGACAAGGCAGGTTGGAAATACGATGGCGGCTTACGGGCTGCCTATTTTTATGGCAGAGGGAATTTTGAGTGGAATCCTGGCTGAGATCCGAACCAATGCCGGAAATGAGCTGGCAGACGATACTGCAAGGTACGAGGAAGAACTGAAGGAGTATTACGAAGCCCAGATCAAAGAAAAAGAGGAGGCTTTTGAGAAAGAGAAAGCAGAACTGATCCGGACGTTCGAGGAGCCAGCTGTTCTGGAGGAAACAGAAGAACCGGAAATGACAGGAACAGAAGAGGCTCCATCTGAAGCCCCGGTGATTATTGAAACGAAGGAGATTGTCGAGGAAACGGAGGTGGACTAAATGGCAGATATTTCCCAGGAGATAGATCAGCTCAGAAATGCGGTCTATGGTGAAGAAGTAAGAGGTGCTTTTATCTCCTGCATGCAGAAAATCCATGAGGAGAACGAAAGCTACAATAGTATCAAAGAAAGTGTAGATGCTTCGGCGGCGGCAGTAAAGAAACAGGTTGATGCGATTGATACAAAATCTGTGGAAGTCCAGAAAGCGTTGCAGGATCTGGCTACTTCCATTTCCGATGGCAAGAAACAGCAGACAGCACTTGAAGATGCTACCAAGAATGGAAAAACACAGCAGACAGCCACAGAGAAAGCTACAGGGGATTCTAAAATTCAGCAAGCCGCTACCGAAAAAGCTACGTCAGATAGTAAAACTCAGCAGGCGGCATTACAGAAGGTAGTAGATTCTGCAAAACAGGTGGATTCTGCTATTCAAGCATCAGTTTCTGCTGCAAACCAGGCAGCAAGCAACGCAAATCAAGCAACAAGCCTAGCGGCTGATGCTACTTCTAAAGCTACATCAGCTACAGCCAATGCAGTACAGGCAACGAAAGATGCGAATGCTGCTACTACCGCTGCAAACAAAGCAGAAGAGCAAAGAGCCCGGGCTGAGACTTCAAGAGTGCAGGCTGAAGAAGCCAGAAGCCATACGTTTACACAGTGGACAGCTGAAGAAGAAAAATGGTCAGAGAATGAAGCGACCAGGATTCAGAATGAAACGAAGAGGCAGGCAGATACAGCGGATGCCATTGCCAAGGCGAAAGAAGCCACAGAGTTACTTGTCAACCAAGCCAACACCATTGCGTTCCGGATCAACGAGGGCGATGGTGGTCTTGACGTTGTTATTTTAAGTGCATAGGAGGTAAGTTAAGTGAGTGAAACTATAAACATTCCAAGAGACACGACAATGCAGTTACTTGTGAAAGTACACAGAGATCAGATCGCTGGAGAAATGGATCTGAAATACAAAGAGAAAGTTGCGGCGGCTACTTCTAAAGCGGAGGTGGACGCCCTTTTTGCTGAATGGTGGAAGATTCAGTATAACCCGGATCTTTTTACAAAGTCCGAAATGCTGGAAAGGTGGTTCGGGAATGTCCTGGTTGATACTAGAGTGCATGGTGTAACTACACCGAGATATTCAAAAAGCACATCCATGATCGGAGAGCTGACCGATGATTCCACTGGATTAACATGCACACCGTCTACAGAATCAACAGCCGGATCCGATCCTTTTGCACACCTTCCACAGTTCTGGTGTCTTGAGGTTGCGGCAGAGAAAAAAGCAGATGGTTCCCATGAGATTTTTTATGTGGAGCATATTGACGATACTGCAAAGGTCAGAGGCGGAGAACACCTGTGCTGGGTTCTACAGAAGAATACCTACAAGAGAGAGTGGCAGGATAAAGATTATAAATATCTGAAAACCAGATGCACACCGGCACCGGGGTATAAGAGATGGAAAGAGGGAACCGATCGAACCGGAAAAGTGCATGAGTATATGGCACACCCGAAGTATTATGCCGGAATTGATGCAGACGGGGGTATCACATGCGGAACCGGATTGAAGCCAGCCAACCGAACTTCCCACCAGACAGGCGTAACCAGATGGAGAGGCAGAGGAGCACAGTATTCCGGAGCTTCTGGATCCCTTCCGAAGTTCGTGGATGCCATGACACGTCTGAAATATGGACGTAAAGGAAATTCCGGAAAGATTGAAGGTTGCACAAATTACAACTACCAGTACACAGTTGCAGTGAGTGAGACTGGAGTAGAAAGGGTAATTCTGACAAAGGAGCAGGCTGCAAACCTTTTGGTCGGCTCGGCTGTTATGCTTGGCATTCAGAGCGGATCTGACAGAAACACAGCAAGTAACTATTCTATCTTTGATGGAAAGTTAATTACAGCGATCGAGACTGTGAACATTGGTGGTACGGATTATTCCGCTGTCTATGTGGATAACGGAGGAAAGACTTTTGACACAACAGCAGGAAGCACCTACATTTCCACAAGCCCATATTATTCCGGATGGAATGATAATGTACTCGGTAGAGATGGTAGCCGATACAGCCCGACTTCCGGAAAAGAACCGGGAATGATCCAGGGTGTAGAATTTATGAACGGATCATATCTGATTGTCTCCGATGAATTATGGCAGTGGAGCCAGGATGCGAATGAGAATTATTGTTTTGATTGCTACAAATGTTACGATCAGTCAAAAGTAGGCTCTGCAATCAATGAGAACTACGAAAAAGTAAATGTTCCAACATTGGTATTTCCGAAAGATACGGCTGCCTGGACATGGAAGTATATTACTGATAATGCAATCAATGATGATGTTCTCTGGCCAGAGGCAACCAACGCAAGCGGAAGCGGCGTTGGAGTGGGAGCTGGCTTCTATTGCGGCCCTGCGGCGTCTGGTGTTCGTGCGGCTTGGTGCTTCGGCTTCTTGAACAACGGTGGTGGTGCTGGCGTTGCTTGCCGCTACTCGTACATTGGGGTGTCTTCCGCTAGCTGGAGCGGCTCTCTCGGAGCACCTGGTCTTGAGGGTTAAAAACGGGGTGAATGCGAAGCAGAGGGGCAGTAAGCCCCTTTATTGTCTTATTTGCAAATAAAATAATTTTAGGGTTATACGGTGTCTGGGAGCTGGCTTCAATTACGAACCTGCGGCGTCTGGTGTTCGTGCGGCTTGGTGCTTCGGCAACTTGAACAACGGTGGTAATGCTGGCGTTGCTTGCCGCAACTCGAACAATGGGGTGTCTAACGCTAACTGGAACGGCTCTCTCGGAGCAACTGGTACAATTTTGAAAAGAGTATTTAAAAATCATTGCACTGTATAATCCTCGCTTATGTGCGAAAATAACTTGAAACCAACGAGGTTAGTACCTACGGGGAAAGCCACGGAAGTAACCAGATGAATATTAAGGAGGTTGATGTGTGAAAACATATTGCAAACCAGCAACGGTCAATATTGAGGACTGGAAATTTAATGAACTTGCCGTTGTGGAATGCTTCCGGAATAAGCGGAGCAGAAAAGATTTCCAACGTCTGCTATGCAAGACCGGGAAAATAACAAAGCGTGAGATCGTAGAGGATCAGTTGAATAAGGATTTTAAACGAACCCTGGAAGCTGAATCAGAAGTAGCAAAGATGCTGACGCAACGTATAATCAACCGAGATTTACAATTAAAACCGATTCGCCAATTTCAAAGAATTGACGGACTGACGCAGAAACTAAGAGACATCTGCCAGGGATCTCCGGAACAGCAGGTGTTTGAGTATATCGCTGTCTTTGCTTTGAAACCTCTTTTCAGGGCAAAGATTCTGCCGATCCAGTATGGGAGCATCCCGAAGAAAGGCGGAGTTGCTGGAAAGAGGAAGATTGAAAGACTTCTGAGAAAGAAATTCCACGGCAAGGTTGTAGCAATCAAAGGAGATGTAACGAAAGCCTATCCATCGGTAACGGTGGATATCGTGATGGAGATGTTGAGAAGAGACATCGGCAAAAATAAAGTGCTGCTATGGTTCCTGGGTGCTCTTATGAGCAATTATCCTGGGAACCATTTGTGTATTGGCGGATATCTTCCGGCATGGCTGTTTAATTACGTTATGAGCTATGTTCTGAGATACATCTATCAGCAGGCACAGATACGCAGAGGGAAGCGGAACAGGCTTGTCTATGCGGTTGTATGTTATGCGGATGATTTCACGATCTACGGCGATATCTCGAAGCTGAGAAAAGCAATGAAGAAAGCCACGGTCTGGGCACATGATAAGTTCGGATTGAAAATCAAGGATATCTGGCAGTTCTACCAAGTGGCATCGTTTGATGAAGAGAAGGAGAACTACGAAGAGAGAAAGAAAGGCAGTAAGAAAAGAACTCCAGGAGTTGACATGATGGGCTATGTTGTCCGGAGAAAATACACGATCATTCGTGGCAGAGTATTTCGGAGAATCCGGAGGCAAGTGCTTAGAGCCTGGGAAGATTTCAAGGCGAAAGGATTTATCCCATGGTGGAGAGCCTGCCGGATTGCAGCATACAAAGGCTGGATAAAGCATAGCAACAGTTTGAAATTCCGGATGGAGTATTGTTTTGATAAGCTATTCAAAATGTGTTCATACAGTGCAAGTAAGCACGGAAAGGAAGTAGAAAATGAGAAGAGAATCTTACTTATCGCAGCCCTCAGCAGTTGAGGTCTATCCGGTATTTTCCGGAACAGATGTTATCATGCGTAAAAACATTGAGCTGGTGGATAAAGAGGACATCCAGGATGGGAAAAAGAATAAGTACAAGGTGTGGGAGTGCGAGGAAGTCCAGTTCCATTACCAGGGCAAAGTAACCCAGGAAGAGATCGAATCTGATTTTGATTACTGGTACGCAAAAGCGGAGGAGGTTCCGGATCCTTCCAGCGTGGAAGATCTGAGCCTGGAGGATGCCAGAAAAGCGAAATACCAGGAAATCGCATCAGCATGCGAGCAGACGATTTACTCCGGAGTAGATGTGAGCACATCTTCCGGAGTGGAACATTTCAGCTTGACAGAAAAAGATCAGCTGAATCTTTTCGGAAAGAAAATGCAGTTGTTAGCCGGAGAGGAAAAGCTGGAGTACCATGAGGACGGACATCCTTGCAAGTATTTCTCTGCTGATGACATGCAGAACATCGTCAATAAAGCAATGTTCTATGTATCATACTACACAACATATTGCAATGCTCTGAATATGTGGATCAAGTCGGTAACGAAACCTGGAGATCTGGATCAGATCCAGTGGGGAGCAAAAGTTCCGGAAGAGTTTCAAAACGAAGTTCTGAAAGATTACATGAAAACCATTGCATCCGGAGGTATTGCATAGTGAAAGCGATTCTAAAATATTTGACACTCTTCCTGGTCGGAGGAGTTTTTTATTATTCCCTGGAAGTGATCTTCCGGGGATATTCATTTCCGGCAATGGCAGTGTGCGGAGGCTTGTGTTTCATCATTTGCGGAGCGATTAACGAGAAGTCACGATGTATGCCATTGGTTCTCCAGCAGTTGATAGCTGCATCCGGGATCACAGTGATTGAATTTATTTTCGGATTGATCTTGAATGTATGGCTGGGGCTGAATATGTGGGATTACAGCAACATGCCGGGGAATGTTCTTGGTCAGATATGTCCTCAGTTCATGGTCCTTTGGTTTTTCTTGTCAGCCATAGGGATAATCCTGGATGATGTGATTCGATGGAGGCTCTTCGGAGAAGAGAAGCCACATTATCATCTTTTCAAGAAAGGACACCATAGGAAATGACAAAGTTGCAAATCATATCCCGGTTGTGGTCGCATGTCACAGACCTCCGGATGTTGATTCGTGAGCAAAGCAAGAAGACTCTGGAAGAGATAGAGTCTGAGCTAGATGCCACAGAATATTA